CCCCAGTTTTCTGCTACGCAGTATTGATATGTTTTTGCCATAGTTTCCTCCTTAATCTGTTAATACCTTAATTGTGTCTGAAGTGGAACTAAATTCTTCTGTTGCTGCAGTTGCACTTGGAGTTAATCCACCACATAAAATTGCATTTGCTATTGTTCCACATTGTGTGTTTGCAGCATCATCTCTAGCTGTGCTTACATCAGAAGTTTCCGTCCAACTAACTCCATCCCATTCTTCAGTGTTAGTAAGTCTACCAGTAGGATTAGCTCCAGCATATGTTAAAGCATCTGTTTGAGTTCCTGATCCACTCGCATCTTTTCTTGAAGTATTTAAATCATTAACTTCTGTCCAACTTGTTCCATTCCAACTTTCATTAAATGAAGTACCACTACTATAGTCTGGTGGTGGGGCTGGTCTAAATCCTGACCAAGCTAATCCTGCTGTTACAACACCTGCTCCACACATACTACTTCTACCTGTATTTAAATCATTTACTTCAGTCCATGCAGTGCCGTTCCAACTTTCTGTTTCTGTTAAAACTGATGATGGATTTGGATTACCTCCAAAAGCTAAAGCAGATTCGTTATCAGCACCAAAACCTGATAGACCTCTTCTAGAAGTATTCATATTAGCTAGTTCAGTCCAAGCTGATCCGTTCCAAGACTCTGTGCTTGTTACAGGGGAAGGACCATCATCACCACCAGAAAATAAAGCTGATGTGGTTGTTCCTGCACCAGCAGCCGTTGATCCTCTTGCTTCATTAACATCTGCAAGTTCTGTCCAAGTGCTACCATTGTAAGATTCATTATTAGTAACAAGTGCTGTTCCATTATACCCACTAACCATTAAACATGCTGTTTGTGATCCTGCACTCGTTCCTGCAGATCCGCTTCTAGCGGTATTTAAACTACCACCCGTAGACCATCCTCCAACAGCTCTAGTTGAATTCCATTCTTCCGTTAAAGTTGAAGCTCCTGGTAAGGCTCCACCAAAAGATATTGCAGCAGAAGTACTACCAGATCCCGTAATACCGAATCTTCCAGTATTCAAATCATTAACTTCTGTCCAACTTGTTCCGTTCCATTGTTCTACTAATGCAGAGGTTGGATCAGGAGATGTCTCTCCCCCTGAAGATAATGCAGAGGTACTTGTTTGACCAGCACCTGCCATATTATATTTAGCCGTATTCATGTTATTTACTTCTGTCCATGAAGATCCATTCCAAAGTTCTGTATCAGCAGTAAATGGAGTTGGGGGATCATTAAATCCAGCGTAAGCTACCATGGCTGATGTTGTTCCAGCTCCTCTTATATTTCTTCTTTTTTTATTTAAGTTAGCAACTTCTGTCCAAGCAGATCCGTTCCATGTTTCTGTATTTACAGACATATCAGCTGCTCCTCCACCAGCTATTATTCCAGCAGTTGAAGTTCCTGCACTTGCTGATCCATATCTTCCTTCGTTTAAATCTGCAACTTCTGTCCATGAAGATCCATTCCAAGATTCAGTATAAGCGGCTGGGTTAGTGTCATAACCACCCGCAGCTATTCCTGCAGTATTAACTCCAAAACCACTACTTCCATATCTTCCATTATTTAAATCGTTAACTTCCGTCCATGTTGATCCATTCCAATCTTCTGTGTTTGTAATTGGACCAGTGCTTCCAAAACATAAAGCCTCACTTGAACCTGTTCCTACGTTTCCTCCAGAAACATATCTCGCTGTATTTAAACTACCTGTTGAACGCCAAGATGATATTGTAGCAGGAAACAAATATTTATAATCTAAGTTTGTACTGTCAAACCAAACTTGTCCTTTTTCAGCTGTAGGAAGATTACCTGCATTATTTCGGACTGCCGTCCCAACAATATCTTTATAATTAGACATAATTAATTATTCTTCAGCAACCAACCTTGTGTTGAATCCGTGAAGACAAGTGTATTTGCTGCTCTTTCTGTTGAAATTGTTAAATCATCTGTTGATCCATGAATTTTTTCTGAACCATTTGCAGATACTGTAAATGTATTAGAATCAAAAGTACCGGCATAATCAATAAACGCAATTTCATCGCCTATTGTTCCTGCTGGTAAATTCATAGTGATAACACCACTTGTTGTGTTAACAAAATATCCTTCACCGCCTGCTGCTGTGAATGTAGAAGTTTTTACTGCTTGCCAAGAAGTTCCTGCAGCTGCAAAAGATAATTGACCAACTCCAGTTGTACCTGAACCAGTTATTGAAGCTACTTTTAAAAATGTTCCTGCAGTTACGTTTCCAGTAGGAAATTTTAATGTGTAGCTCTGCGATGAGCTATGTGCGGGTGACTGTAGTTTAATTCCATGCGAATTCGACTCACAATTAAGAACAAGAGTACCTGGGTTTGTATTACCACCAACAACAACTTCACCAGTACCGTTAGGTGTTGCTGTAATTGCTCCATTAGCACCATCAGTAATTGTAATTGTACCTGAGTTTGTACCGCCATTTGTATCTAAAGTTAAATCATATGCACCACTTGAAGTAAGAGTTGCTGTTGCAGCGCCTGTTCCAATTTTAGTTTCACCAGTTCCTTTTGGAACAATAGCTACATCTATATTAGAATCGTCTCCAGTTGCTGATAATTGTGGAGCATTACCAGTTGCAGCATTTGTAATATCAAATTGGTTTACTGCAGATGATGTTGTTTGAAATATTATTTGTTGGTTTCCGTTTTCATCGTTAATTCCATGTGCATCATCAAAAGCTATATTGAAACTGTTAGTATCTAAATCGCCACCTAATTGTGGTGTAGTATCATCAACCAAATCACTAGCTAAAGATATTGTATCAATAGCTGGATTTGTTCCATCATCTGCTTTTGCATAAGCAATTACAGTTTTACCATTTGCAACTGTAGCAGAAGTTCCTGTACCAGTTACATATTTAAATACAACGTTTTGAGATCCTGATGTTGCATTTTTTAAAAAATAAAAGTTTTGTACGTCTAAAGGTATTGTAACATTTCTTGATGCTGTAAGAGATCCTGTAAATTCTATAATTCTATGTGAAAGAGTTGCACCAGTTGATCCATCTGAAACAGATAATGTAGTATCTCCTGAATCAGAGACAGCTTGAGTGGTATAACCACCAGATATTTGTTCAATAATTTCTAAATTTGTATTAGTCTTCGTACCCCAAGTACCAGCGTTTTCACCGGTTGCTTGTTTTTCTATACCCAAAGGGGTGTATGTTGATGCCATAAAAAATTCTCCTACGCTGCTACATCAGTATAACTTGTATTTGATCCACTTGCAACATTCGAATATGAAGAATTCGAACCCGTTGAGATATTACTATATGACGTATTTGAACCAGTGTCAACATCACCATAAGCAAATATGTCAACAGCTCCAACACTTAATGTTGCTTCGAAACTAGTTAATCCTACTGTAATATCTGTTAATGAAATACTACCAACACTAAACGTAGCTGATACTCCTGTTAATCCTAGACCCTCTTCAATAGTTAAAGAACCTACACTAGGTGTCATTGTTTGAGCAGTAGGTTGAATTAATGCTCCACCTAATCCTATAATAGAACCTAAACTAGAAGTAAGAGATAAACCAGAAAGCTGAACTACATCATTTGGTATAACTACAGTTCCAAGACTAGCGTTAAATGATATTCCAGTCAGTTGTGCTTCTTGCGAAGAAATACCTTGAGCAGTTCCTTGTGTTGAGGTTATAGATAAACCAGAAAGCTGTGCTACAGTATTTGGTATTGTAACTGTTCCTTGACTTAAAGTTATGTCTTGACCAGTCAATCCAATAGTCATGTCATTGACTGTTACAGATCCAACTGCTGATGTTGTTGATACACCAGTCAATCCTACTTGCATATCAACCACGGACACTGAACCAATAGAAGACGTGATAGATAATGTATCGTCTATAATAACAGGAACAAATGCTTCACCTTGCGATGTAGTTATTTCAAAACTTGTAGGTGTAATTATTTGATCTGGAACATCTACTGAACCAACATTAGAAGTTATTGATAAACCAGTTGGAAAAATTGTTACGTCTTTTAATTCGCCCCATTCACCATCATTCCAAGCTTGTGCACCCCAACCTGTTTTTAAAGTTGTGGCTTCGTTCCAATTAGCCTGTCCCCAGGTTAACCGGCCCCATCCTGAAGTCGTCGACATGGTCGAGCTCCTATGCTAGTCTGATGATTGCTGCTGTAGCGTCGTTTGTAGGAAATTCTATTTTAAAAGTTCCATTACTTGCTGTTTTATCTCCACCGAATGCTATTGCACAAACAGCATCGGTAGTAGAAGAGCCACCATTCGTTGTTGTGTTATAAATTAGTGCAGCGTTTGCAGTAAAAGAAGCTGATGAATAAGTTACGTCAGAAAAATCTGTAAATGCAGTTGTGCTAGTTAATCCAACTCCAGTGTTAGTTAAAGTTGCTCCACCTGCAGTATATGCAGTTCCAGATGTATTTGTAATTTCTTCTGATGTTGAATAGTCTGTTGTAGAAGCACCTAAAGTTGCTGAACTATCAAATAGTGCAAGTTTAAAAGTGTGACCGCCAGATGATTCAAAACTGTGTTTGCCTTGTAAAAGTTCTTGTTTAAAACTCGAACATATTGCGCTTGTATTTGCCATATTTTATCTCCTATTATGGAGAAGGAGATTCAATTCTTACTCTGATTGTTCCGTCAGTGTAATCGTCTCGTCTTCTTCTTCCAGTTTGTTCTAATGCAAACTTCTGTGCTTCTTGTTTATATTTATTTTCATATAAAGTCAACATGTCTATCGGGCCTTTTAAATATCCATATGCTTCTGATAAACAACAATATAAAAGCCCATTTGAAAAATTCATACTAATATAATTAACATCATTACCTTCTAAAAGATCAGGCATTTTATTAAAATGTACTCTAAATCTATAAGTAGTATTAGGAACTGGCGCAAAAGCTATACGTCCTGATGTTGTATCAGATTCTCCTGTACCTCCTCCAAACATAGCATAATATTTAGGTTGACCTTGTGCTGCTGATGTTCCTGTTACATCCTGGTACTCCTGTAAAAAAGTATAATCTTTTTTTTCTAACCATCTATTAGCTCCTGTAGTTTCAGATCCGGCTGTATCATAAACTTGTATACCTCTAACAAATAATGCACCTGCTGGAGCATTGATTGATTCTTGCCCAGCAACTAAATTACCTAGTTGTTGTTTTCTATCTGCATCAATAGGTACATCTCTAAATATTCTATATTGTGCATTTAAAATAATATTTTCTAAAACAGCATCTGTTAACACATTAGAATCTGTTTCAGTATAACTTCTAATTTGTGTTTTTAATCCTGATGCACTTAATCCAGCCATTATTTAACTCCTACTATTTCTAAACATCTTGGACAACTTTTTCTAAATCTTAAATGACCAGAACAATGTAAAGTGCTCTCTTCTTTATGCACAGGAATTTCTGGTTCTGGTGTGTGTAAATACAATTCTTCATGTGGATCTATGTCTTCTGGACATGCACATTGTTTAATACCTAATAATTTACAAATAAAATTTTTAATTTTTTTAATCATGCCGTTATTGTTACTGGACCCGCAGATACAGATCCACCTCCTCCTGATTCACTTATACTAGATGTTGTGCTTGTTGCAAAGGTATAATTATCACTATCTATTTTAGTAATTAGATACCCTGCAGCTAGATTTATTGTTGCTGCAGCAACTCCTCCAACAACATTTGCATCCCTAAAAGTAACTCTATCATTAGTTGATCTTCCATGATCAGGTTCTTTAACAGAAATTGTTGTTGAACCATTTGTTGTTGTAAATGGATTCAATGGTAACATTTTAGGAACAGTAGGTTCTGTTCTACCAGGTCTAACATGTCTTAATGATATTGCATCACCATTCATTGGCTTTGGCTCTAATTGTGGTTGCTTTGGTTCAAATTCTGAAACATGTACAAAAGCACCATTCCATTCTCTAACCATTTCTTTGTATGGAAACTCCATACCAGATCTATCTGATATTGCTTTTGCGTATTTACCTGTTGCATACTTTGCCATTATGTTCCTGGGTAATAAGCTTTTGGTGTAATATATGTACTAGAAGCTGAGCCATCTTCTGCTAATGCTCTAGCTAGTTCATCTTCATAAGTTAATTTCATAGCTTGCATTAATTGTGGTTGATATTTCATAGACAAATAATATGCTAATCCTGAAATCATACAAGGCACAAACCTAAAAGGTACATCTGTTGCATTTGTATAATCACCAGCATCTTGAATTCTTTTAATATAAAAAATATGCATATCTTTAGATGCATTAGAAGAATCAGGTGTTGGATAAACACTAACGCTAACATGATCTATAAATCTTTGAACCCAATATTGATTAGGCGTTCCTTTTGAAAGTTTATTTGCAAATCCTGCGTAAGTTGATCTATCAACTTTTGTCATTGGACTATCTGATTGTGTAGTTTGAGTTCTATTAGATCTTAATTGTGCTTCAAGTACATCAGACATACCATAAACGTCTGCAGGAGAAGTTGTAGTAGCACTAGTACCATCACCAGTTGATCTGAAAAATTTATATTCTGCTTGCCCTTCAATAAGATCAATATTTGTTGACCCTATCTCCCAGTAATGAATACCTCTATTACCCCATTCTTGAAATAAAATATTAAGAGATCTTCTAGCAGATTTTAATTGATAGCCAGCAACATTTTGTAATCCAATACGTTCAAAAGACTCTTCAACTATTTCATCAATAGCAAAAGTTTTATCGAACGTTTCTGTTCCCGAAGTGGTATTAGCCATTTAAACTCCTACGATTCGTAAACTTTAATCCACTCACAAACAATTGTACCTGTATCTCCTGCGGCGCAAGCTGGTAAAACAACATTTACATCACCAGTGAATCCACTAGCACTAGTGTTTTTTAATCCACCAAAAGATGAATAGTCATATTCCATTTCACCTGCTAAAGTTTGAAATACAACATCTGTTGTTGCATCCCATTGCATTCTAATTGCATCTGCTGGTGCTGTTACAGAAACGTTAAAACTAACTTTATTTAGTCTTACAGTTTTGCAAGTTTTACCATTGTTTGATGCTAATTCAGAAACGTCAACTATTTTAGTTGTGCTTCCAGAGTTATCAGAAACCACATTGTAGTGAGTGATAAGTTTTTTTGCTCCGTCAAATACAGTTGTATTTAATACTGTGTCTGCCATGTTTTTGTCCTCCTTTTAAAGAGCGCCTGCATTACCAGGCGCTCCGAGTTAATTATTACGCGTCCGCGAATGGTGTTACTATTGTACCTGATCCAATCAATAAAGAATTGTGAACCATATATCTATTAGTATCAACCGCCGTAAAAGATACTATACTACCAGCGATTCCACCTTTTGTAGAACCATTCATAGTCATAACATCATTACTTGAACTGTCGGCTACGAAAGCTTTTTTCGAACCATCGTTTACACCAATCATAACTGCACCAATAAATCTGTCAGTGCCGTCTGTTTTGATATCCATATCAGTTGCAGCTGTTTCAACAAAAAAGTTAAAAGTTGCACCGATATTGTTTAAGTTGTTAACGTCGTTATCACCTGCAGTAGCTCCATTACTATCTATATTGATACTTGGTAAAGTAAACTTACCATCAGCATCATTGCAAAGTAATATTCTACCTGCATGTGCAGCAACTGTTAATGTTGTGTCAGCTGTTAAGCTAACAGTCATACCAGGACCTGTACTTGTAAA